GTAAAAGATCCGCAACGCCGTCCAAGCTCTATCGTAAAGGCGGACAAGGAAGCTCCAGAAATGCCCAAGGTTATCAAGAACGACAAGGTGGCAAGCGAAGTTTGGGATGAAACCTGCGAAGTTCTAAGAGAATCTGGAATTCTCAGCAAGACAGATACTCACCTGCTTACACATTATGTCTTAACTTACGCAGAATGGGTAAAGTGCGCAGAACACATCCAAAAGCATGGGCATGAGGACGATACGGGTAAAACATCACCTCAAAGCACTGCTTACTTCAAGCTTGCTACACAGCACACCAAGCTTCTACCTGAACTCGGGTTATCACCAAGCTCCCGAGCAAGGCTGTCTGTTGCAGGCGTAGCAGACGAAAAGAAAGAAGACGAAGAAGACATGATGAGCTTGATCAAGTCCCTCAAGAGGGCTTAGTCATGCACCCGTGGGAGCGGTATATCCAGCGTGTTCAGAATCACGACATCATTGCAGGTAAATACATAAAGCTTGCGGTTGACAGGCATGTGCGTGACCTAACGTGTCAAAGCACCGAGGACTTCCCGTACTACTTCGACGAGAAGATAGCTGAAGGAATATGCAAGTTCTTCCCTGCGGCACTGAGGCACTCAATCGGTGAACATGCAGGACAAAGATTTACAGTCGAGGACTGGCAGGCGTTCTTTCTTGCATCCTTGTTTGGATGGCAGCGAGATGATGGCCGAGGCAGAAGGTTTAGACAAGCTTTCTTTACCGTGGCTAGAAAGAACGGCAAGTCAACGCTGGCTGCTGGTATCGCGATGTATATGGCGGCCATCGACTTTAATCCCGTTAGCAATGAGCCTGAGTCACGCAGTCAGATCATTCTGGCGGCAACCAAGAAAGAACAAGCGGAGAAGGTGATCTTTGCTGAGTGTCTCAGGATGAGGCATCAAAGCAAGCTGCTGAAGACATCATCGACAGTAGCTAACAAGGTGATCACGTTTAACCACAACGGTGGAAACATTCAGTGCGTAGGATCAGACCGACCCTACGATGGACTGAATCCCCAGATGGTGAGCCTGGACGAGACCCACGCTTTCTCGAATCCTCACCGCAAGTTTTACAACACAATGGTCACAGGTAGTGGTTCTAGGGTTCAACCGCTACTCATGACCACAACGACAGCAGGCGACGACCAGTCTCATATTTGGCTTGAGCAGATAGGGTTCTGCAAGAACATCCTAGAGCGGACAGTCAACGAAGAGACAATGCTGCCGATCATCTATGAACTAGATGAAGACGACGATCCGTTAGACGAAGACAACTGGATCAAAGCGAACCCGAACCTCGGAGTGTCAATCACCAAGGACTTCCTCCGAGCCCAAAGCAAACCGTGTAAGACCTCCACCACAGCACTGAACAGGTTTAAGAGGTATCACGCAAATGTCTTGGTTTCGTCCACAGAGCGTATTTTCTCTCTTGAGGACTTCGATTCATGCCGTGGCACACTCAGCGATTGGAAACAGGCTGACTGTGTTGCTGCTGGAATTGATCTTGGCGGGCGTGACGATCTGGCTGCTTACGCATTGGTAGCTAGGTTTCGGACAGGTGAATACAAAGACGACGATACGCCAATTTACCGATATGAGGCTAAGACAGTCTCATACATAGCAAGAAACACACGCCGTGATCTGACGGCAATGCCATTTGTTGATTGGGTGGCTAATGGACTAATCAAGGTTACTGATTCACCGATCACAGACCTCCAAGCCGACTTTGTAAACGACTACTGGGACAACTATTGCATTGACTGTGCAATCGACCCGTATCAAGCACAACAATTTGGTGAGCAAGTGAGTCAACAGGGAGTCGTCATTGCAACGATGGCTCAAACGACTGCTCACTTCAATGAACCAATAGCTGACTTCCGCCAAGCAATGTCAGATGGACGGTTTACGCATGATGGCAATCCACTACTGAGGTGGTGTTTGACCAATGCTGTTGCAGTGCGTGACCGCCAAGACAGATGGATGTTAGATAAGTCCAACTCTTCATCCAAGATCGATCCACTTGTCGCGATGCTCATGGCGTACCGAAGAGCGATGGTTGCTCCCGGTCGCGGAGACGGGAATGTGTTTATAACTTGAGGTAAGAATGAAGAACGCTAAATCGTTCTGGGCGTTTACAAACCAAAAGAACCCAGCCAGTTGGCTCGTGGAGTTCTTTAATGGTGAGAAATCCAGAACCGGAATAAAAGTCAATACAAAGACTGCACTCGGCCTTGCTGCGGTCATCTACGCAGTCAATAAGATCAGCGGCCATATCAGCCAGCTACCCTTCAATGTCTATGAAGAGACTGCTGACGGAAACCGTGAGCTAAAGAGTCAAAACCCTGCTTACAGACTGCTGAATGTCTCTCCAAATCAGGCCATGACTGCTTTCACTCTCCGTGAAATCATGATGGTTCATGCTCTGATCAGTGGTAATGGCCGAGCATACATTGCTAGAAACAACCTCGGAAGTCCGGTGGAGCTTATCCCGATCCTCCCCGAGAACTGTCAGACCATGCTCGTCGATGGCGAGAAATGGCACTTGGTGACAGCACACGAAGGAACGACACAAAACACGCTGCCACTGAAGCTACGGCAAGGTGAATACTACAAGATCCCAGATCGTGATGTCTTGCACATCATGAATACGTCACTCAATGGCGTATGGGGGATGCACGTTGTAGAGATTGCCAAGGATGTTTTTGGACTAGCCCAAGGCGGTCAAGAGGCTGCTGCGACGACACTGGCTAACTCAGGTCGCCCAGGTCTTCTGCTCGAAGCACCTACTGGCATGTTTCGGTCTGCTAAGGATGCTCAGGAGTTTCTCGATAACTTCAACTCCAAGCATGAAGGAATCAGCAATACAGGTCGAGCAGGTCTTCTCCGTGATGGAATGAAAGCTACTGCACTTCCTGTATCAGCAGCAGATGCTCAGTTCTTGCAGCAAAGATCTTTCCAGCGTGAAGAGATTGCATTGCTATTTGGCCTTGAGTCGATCCTTGGCGACAACACAGGACAGACCTACCGAAGCATCTCAGAACGTAATACAGCGTATGTGAACAACTGTTTGCAGCGTTGGATGTGCAAGTGGGAAGAAGAAGTATTGGCAAAGCTGATTAGCCCAGCCAGACCATTAGAAGTCGAGTTTGACACAACGCCACTGCTCAAGGGTGATCCAAACTCACTTGCTGATTACACGATGAAGATGCAGCAGCATGGCGTGCTGACCATCAATGAGATCCGTCAGTTGCATGGTTTCCCACCTGTAGAAGACGGAGACAAGCTTCCTCATCAGATTGCGATGGACATCTCGAAAGCTACTCAGCCTGAAGATGAACCAATCGAGGAAGAAGACGACAACGAACCCGAACCGGAGGCGAACGATGAAGCTGGAGAGTAATCCAGAGAAGAAAGAGATCACGATGAGAGGGTTCATCGGTGATTATGAAAACGGCATTTCAGCAGATGATTTTATCGATGTGCTGGCAGAACATGCAGGACAAGATGTGACCATCCACCTCAATAGCGAAGGCGGAAGCGTTACTGATGGGCTCAGTATGTTCAATGCTATTGTCAATCATGATGGCAAAGTGACTGTCCATATTGATGCGCTAGCAGCATCGATTGCTACTGTCATTGCTGTAGCGGCAGACAGCGTGAAGATGAACTCCACTGGCAAGTTCATGGTTCATAGGTGCTGGACTGCTGCGGTCGGAAACTGCAAAGACTTCAGATCAATGGCCGATGTCATGGATCTGCTCGACAAAGACATTGCAGCAAGCTACTCCGAAAAAACAGGCGGATCTCAGGAAGAGATGCTGGCTCTGATGGATGCTGAGACTTGGATGGATGCTGAGACAGCACTCCAAGCCGGATTCATTGATGAAATCGTCGAAGTAAAGGCTAGGAGCAAGTCTAAGGACGAGGAGTACGAGGCTAAGGCAATCTGCTCACCTGCGTTCCATGCAGCACTCCGAGCCAAGTGTGCAATGCGTCGAATCAAGCTCAAAAGCTGACGCTGTAAAATTAACCGTTAATTCCCGAAGGAGTCGGGGATATCAATCTAGAAGGGAAGCTATGAAAAAGATTGCGGAAATCAATGCCCGACTCGAATCGATTGCAGACGAGTTGCAGGCACTGTCGGATCTCTCGGCAGAGAGTGAACTCGATCAAACTCAGATCGATCTCGTCAATGAACTCGATGCTGAGTTCAACAAGCTTGAAGGGGAAAGGAATTCCTTACAAGCAGTTCAAGACAAGCTAGATGCTGCCAAAGCAGCTAAGGCTGTTCCCCAAGCAAGCTCTGTAGTTGAGCCTGCACAAATCGAAGACTCAATCGAGGAAAGCAAGGAAGTGATCCCAGCAAGAGTAAAGAACCAGCGTGTTAAAAACTTTGCTAGTGCAGAGGAAGCATTTGTTTCCGGCATGTACTTAGCAGCCCTAGGCGGGAGCCGAAAGGCAAAAGACTTCATGGCTGCACAGTCTATCGGAACCGATAGCGAGGGCGGCTATACCGTCCCCGACCCCTTGTCGGCAAACTTAATTAACTTACTGGAAAATTATGGCGTTGCTCGTCAAGCATGTCAGCGTATTGTAATGTCCGCTGACACTTGGGCAGTTCCGAAGCTGGCGTCTCATGCCACCGTTTATTATCCGGCAGAGGCAGCATCAATCACGGAAAGTTCGCTTTCTTTCGGCGTTGTTAATTTGACGGCCGTCAAGCTAGCTGCGTTAGTTAAAATGAGTTCTGAGATTGTTGAAGATAGCGTCATCAGCATGGCTGACACGGCCATTGAGAGCATAGCATATGCAATGAGTACGGCTGAAGACGAGAATTTGTTCAACGGTGTTAGTAGTGGTGTTCTTGCACCAACAAGTGCAATTAAGGGCAATGGTTCGGTTAACGACACTAATGTTGCGAGCGTTTCTGCACTTGCGTTAACCGACTTGACTGCATGTTCAGTTGATATCGGCAATCCGATTGTTGGAGCAAGAAACGAGTGGTACATGAACTCCACACTGTTCCACGGCCCTGTGCGTGATCTTCTGAACGCTGCCGGAGGGAACACCCTGTCGGACTTAGAAGGTGGTCAACGGCCAACGCTTCTCGGCTACCCAGTCAACTTCGTTAATGTCTTGCCCGGTGCTAGTGCATCTACATCCGGCGATCTTCTTGCAGTCTTTGGTGACATGCGGCTCGGTGCTTACTTCGGTGATCGTCGTGCGTTGAACTTTAAGACATTGAACGAACTGTACGCGGAGAACGATCAGATCGGATTGGTCGCGACCGAGCGTGTGTCGTTGGCAATCGCCAATCCTGAGGTTCTCTCGAAAATCACGATTACCTAATGACTAGGTATCGATTCAAAACGACCCGTCTTGGTTTTGAGGCGGGTCGTGTGATTGATGACTCCACGCTAAAGCCCGGTGTTATCAAGACCCTCTTGGACTTCAACGCAATCGAGATCGTGCAGGATGCAGTGGACGCTAAAAAGGACGACAAGCCCTCAGTTTCTGGCGGTAACGCTGGCAGAAGCAAAGGCTCATCTTCGTCTAAGCGGAAGCAGTCAGGACGATCTGCTGACAAGGCTGATTGAGGGTGCAACGGAACAGCTTGAGCGAGACATTGAAAGATGTCTTGTTCAGGCATCGTGGCAACAGAGTCAATACGGTTTTCCTGAGGATGGAAAAGCAATTCTGTTGAACATGGGGTCTGCTACTGCCATCAGTTCAATTACCTATGTGGACGATGATGGTGCAACTCAAACACTTGCAGCCGACCAGTACCAAC